ACCAACGAGGCTTCGTTTGGTATTGTGACACGCCTTGCGCGTGTAATTATATAAAATAAGAAGCCAGACTTTCTCACGCCCCTGCGAGGGGACTGTTGATGATGACACGCTTTACGCGTGTCATTATCATAAAGTTTTACATATTAATATACACTTTTATGTATAGTTGTAAAATTCTCATTATTTATTTCTTTAATACACCATCTATCAAGTGAAACTTTTTCTGTATCAGGATATTCATTAGATAAGACCACAATATGAGGTGGATTAAAAACTTTCACTCCAGTTTCAAATTTAGTATTAGTAATCATTCCATTAAGAACACATTCTAAAAAATTGTAAGAAATCTTATTACCATTAACCCGTGGAATATCAATGATAATCATTGAAATACTATTCATATCTAAATTAAACACTATGTTTAAAAGGTCAGCAGCCTTACCACCTTGAACTGTAATAGCATTATGTTTTACAAACATATATTTACAAAATGAACTTTTACCAACATTTCCAATTAAATCATAATACCAGTGTAGCGTTCTGCCGTCAGGTTCGGTTAAAAATATATTTTCAATTTCTAATTGAAATGGTCTCAATTTTTCAATAATTTTAATAGGTTTAGGTAATCCTTTACTATAAATTTCCCCAACAGAAGTATCTAATTTTTGGCAATACTCAATAGCCTTGTCTTTATTACGAGTTTTACTCCAATTAATTTTATTAGATAAACCGAACTCACTCCATCTTGCTTTTTTATGTAAAAATATTACACCTTGAAGGTGAGGAGTTCCCTTCTCACCAATTTCTTTCTGAAATACATAACTTTCACAAATGGAATTAAATTTATCACATAAAACTTTAATTTCTGTCTCTAAATAATTATTATAGGTAAAAAACCAAGATTTTAATTGATTGGACTGCTTAACCTTATTGGAAGCAGGCGCGGGAGAATGTTTAGTATTACCATTCTCCCCAATCTCTACTATCTCTAAAGTATCTGTCATTTATAACTTTAAGAGAGAAAATAAATAAAAAATAAACGTATTTAGGAAAAAATAAAATATTAAGTAATATTATAATGGCTTATTTAAAGAAACGCCGTGTCGTGCCTAAGCGTGGCAAAAGAGTTATGAGACGAAGATATGGTAAGAAACCAAACTTAACTAGAGCAATTCAAAATGTGCTACATAAACAGTTAGAAAAAAAACGAATAGATGTATCATTATTTAACACAGATGTAACCATGGGACAGTGCGCCGGCAATGGTAATGGGTTTTACGCATCATTTGTAACTCCTATACCGTCACAAGGTAGCGGAGCGTCCAACAGAATTGGTTCTGAAATTAATATAACTTCAGCATATATAACAGTTCAAATGAGACAAATGTCCGCAGCAGTAGCCCCTACTGTAGTTCAATTCTTTTTAGTAAGAACTAAAGGTGATTATTTACAAACAGCATCTGATTTTGTAGTCAGTGCGATATCACCAAATAATTTTATAGGTACTGGAACTCAAGTCATTGATACCAATAGTCAATGGAACCCTGATTATTTTGGAACATACTCAATTGTTAAAAAATGGAAAATGTATATCAAGCCTGATAGTTTTTCTGGACAGCAAATGCCAGCAATGCGTAATATAGGATTAAAATTTAAGAAACCATTAGTTCAACGTTTTTTAACTTCAGCAACAAATAGTAATAATAAAATGATATTAATAGCCTTAGCATCAACAGGTAATGCTTCAACCGGAGTAGTTTCAACTTTAGCAAATGTGCCAGTAACAGCAGTCAATACAGGACTATTTATTAACTTTGACATTAGATGGTATTTTACCGACGCATAAATTTAAATTCAATATCGCTTATTGATTTTAAAAACAAAAAGCAAACATCATTTATCGCTTCTAAAAGCAAAAAGCAAAAGCAAAAATCGTTTATCGCTTCTAAAAGCAAAAAGCAAACATTACTTATCGCTTCTAAAAGCAAAAAGCAAACCAACGAGGCTTCGTTTGGTATTGTGACACGCCTTGCGCGTGTAATTATATAAAATAAGAAGCCAGACTTTCTCACGCCCCTGCGAGGGGACTGTTGATGATGACACGCTTTACGCGTGT